CGCGAAGGCCGCCCGGCGGCGGGGAGCTGCTGGGGGGACCGCCGCCGGGGGCCTGGGCAGGCGTCAACCCCGCGGAAGGCGCCTGCTGGCCGGGGAAAGGCATCGTAGGCCGCGGCTGACCACCGGGCGCCATGGCAGCCATCTGCGGCATTCCTGCCTGGGCGCTCATTTGCGGCATAGGCGGGCCGCCAGGAGCTTGGGCGGCCATATTTGGCGGCATCGGCGGGGGTGCACCCGGAAAACTCGCCTGCATCGGCCGGGGGGGCGGTTGCCCCGGCATCCCCATAGGGTTCTGGCCAGGGAATACCTGCTGGCCTGGAGAGGGGAAGGTCGAGCTGCCACGTCCCATGGCCGCGCCCCCCGGCTGGGGCATAGGGGGCTGTTGCGGCCCTCCCTGTGGCATACCGGGAGGCCCCTGCATTCCAGGCGCCCCCCCGCCACCCATACCAGCAAGAGCGCTAAGGCCCTGCCCGGCTGCGGCCAAGGAAGCAGCGTCACGCTGAGCGTTCTGAATCTCAATGTTGCCCATCTGCGACTGCTGACGGTTCTTGCGCGCCGCGTCGTAGGCTCCACCGAATGCGCCGGCTGCCCCAGCTCCAATCCCGAGAAGCGCTTGGCCCATTTACACAGCCCCCATCATCATAGCGAAGGGGTTAGCGCCAAATCCGCCGCCCATCCCTCCCATACCACCCCCCATCCCCCAACCCATAGCCCCGCCAATATCCTGTCCAATCTGCTGGTATTCCTGACCCTGCAACTTAGCTTTGTTGAGTGCCAGATTTTGCGCGTTGATCCCCGTCTGCGCGTTCTGGTTTGCCTGTGACAAGTACGCCATGTAGTCCTGAATCTGCTGCTGCGGAATTTGCGCCGCACCTTGACCGTATTGATTAGCACCCTGCAAAAGCCCAAGTTGGTTCTGATTCATCTGTCCAAAGACATTGTAAGGCGTCGCGGCGCCCTGTAGATACTCTTGAATACCGCCGGACTGGATGCCCGCTCCTTGCCCGACACCCTGGCCAATCTGCCCCATGAATCCACCCGCGCCTTGTGCACCCTGCAGAGCCCGCTGAAGCGCGTTGTTCTGCCAGTCGATATTGAAGTTGTTCATGGTCTGACCCATGACGCCGGCACCGTAGGGCGTACCGCCAACACCCGACGCTGCCTGTTGCGCGCGCTGCTGGTCCTGCATCTGCTGCGCCGTGCGCGAATAAAGAGCCTGCTGCGGATCGAACCCCATGCTCAACAAAGCCTGCACATCGGGCAGCATGCTGAGACTGTTCTGCATGAGCTGGCCGCCGGCACCATAGGCACCCTGTCCAGCCTGCATCCTCATCTGTCCGGCCTGCCCCCCGCCCTGCTGGTACATGCCGGCATAGGGGTTGTTGACGCCTTGCTGCGTGAGGTTCTGAAATTGCCCGAGGTTTTGACCCCCGAGATTGTATTGCCCGAGCTGCTGCGTGCCGTGCAGCGCTCCTTTATCGGCTGCCGTCGTACCCGTGAGCTGGTAAGGGTTGGGAACGTTGACGTTACTGGACGGGAGGTAATTGCTCATAGCCATTTCCCATAAAGGACTTCTTCAGGACAGTATCCCATCCGATCGAACAGGATATACGTTCTCTGACTGAGCATCCGGGACGCAAGAATCTTCTGCACACCCAGCTCTTTCAAAAGCGCCTCGTTGCCACGAAGCAGCTTGTAACCCGCCAATCCCAGACGGCTGGCAGGATGCAGCCAGTACATGGTGATAGAACCGGCAGGAACACTCTGTTTATGATGGTGCGGCCCAATAATCGTAAAGACGTAGCCGACTAATGCAGCACCGTCCCTGGCAGTGTAAACCACAAGACTGCCAGAACGATCAGCACCGAGATAATAGTCCCAGTTAACGTCAACATTTGTACGCTTTGCATCGGGATCAGTCTCTTTGAAATGTTGCCTGAGCAAAGGCAAAAGCTCCCCATCGCGGAGGAGCTTTTCAAGCCGTTCGCGCTGATACGTCAGTTCAAGCGTTTCGCGGTCCGAGCGTTCCTTGATTGGGCTGAGTGCTGGACCGTGTTGTGTCTTGCTTGACTGTGGCTGAAGTGGGCGGACGGGTGCTTGCATCGCTGGCACTCGGGCTCTTGGTTGATAGACCGGACAACATTCCATCTTTGGCCATCGTTGTCTCCTGGATAAAAGGGCCGCCCCACACTAGTACCCAAGAGGCGGCCCTTTGAGGCTTGTCGATAGTGTGCAGAAGCACCCTAGCAGAGATCAGAAGTCCGCGCTAGCGTTGACGACCCCCGAACCGCCATTGTCCACGATGCTCATGCTCAAGCCAACCGCAATAGTTGAACTGGTCAAACTACACTGCACCGGGACCATTTGTGTGGATGCAGCGATGGTGCCCAAAGTGGCGTCGGTGGCTAAAGCAGAGCAAGCAGTTGCCGCCGTTTCACCCGTAGTGGTGAATCCCGCAAAACCCGCGGTGTAGGTCATCGTAGGCACTTTGAACATCGTCATCGGAAAGATAATCTGCCACTGCAGCTTGCCATTGGCGTCTCCCGCGCCGGCCGTAGTGACATGCCCATTACCGCGGAAAGTCGCAGCAGCGCCTTCCGAAATTCGGTAGAAATACCGCTGCGCCTGCCGAAGCTCATACGCCGCCGCCTTGAAGCTGAACGTCGAAGGCGTTGTTACACCTGCGCCAACTACCTCCAACTGTGCGCCGGTCCAGGCAAAACCGTCCGTAGCTCCTGCACCTGTAGCAGTCGGTGTAAAGCACAGCCCGACTGCCATCTCGGTCACAGTGGATGCCACAACGCCAGTTGCAACAGGTCGAGACCAAGCCGTCGCACTCAACGCGGGTGTCGCCGTGTTGGCGAGCGTAGCTATGCCCGTCCAAGCCGGCGTGATTGCCGGAGAGGCCGTAGGAGTGCCGAAGCCTTCATCAGTGCCCGTCCCCGTTATAATAACAAGGTTGGCAATTGCACCATTGTCAGCCGACATGCCCGCAAGAGCCTGAAGGTAAGCCGAAAAAAGCACCTGCTGGCCGGAAAGTTTGAGTACGTCCGCAGTGGGGATTTCCTGCCAAGTGCATATCGGCTGCGTAAGAGCGCCCGACGTGCGGAACAACGTCATGGCGTTCTTGAACCCCGCGGGCGGCGTCGGCGTTGCCGTAATCACCTGCTGCCGTCCCGCACCCACAGCTACGTTGGCTTGGCACCCCCAGCGATCGGCACCGTAAGCTGCCGAAGTGATACCCGCATTGGCAGCGCAAGTGATAACGCCCGTACCGCGTTGCGTGATCTCAAGCGTGCCATTGTCAAGGATGTTGCGGTCGTTCGAATTGAACTGCGCGATCGTCGTCTGCGTGATGCCAGAGTTAATCTGGTTGATTAGATTGTTCAGCGACGCGTTGAGCTGACTGGGGTCCTGCGGACCCGTGATCAAGGGGATATTGGCAGCATAGGCAACCGCAGCGGTCACAGCCACGGCGGCAAAGGCAGCAAGAGCTTTATTGAACTTCATGGCTTTGACCTTTCTTCAGTGGTTCGAACCTCTTAGCACAGATCAGTTAGCATTCACAGTGTCTTTCCAACCAAAAGCCAGCACAGCTCCCTGCGCCGTACTAGAACAATATTGAACGGTGTTAGCCTCAAAAAGCATGTCTCCTGTTGTGCTCCCTGCAGTAGCCGCCGCAACAACAGAAAGAGGACCGGGATTAACCTGCGTTCCTCCCAGCCCTCCATAAGAAGCGTTAGGCGCAAGCAAAAGGGCAGACGCCCCACCCCCCGCAAAATCATTCGTCAAAACATATTTCCCCCTCACAGCCGTAGAAGGCATCCATACGCCTGCACCTGAATTCCCCCGTACCGTAAAAGCAGTCCATCCCGGCGCTGCCGTTCCACAATTCGTACTACCTTGAACACCATTGGTAATCAAAGGAAGAGTTGTATTATTTGCACCACCCGAAACATACTGAGCTTCGTTCCCTAAAATGAGAGTCCCAAACAAATTCCCCGCTCCATTCGTCTTAATCGCGCCCATGTAGCAAAGGAAAGTGTAGCCCGCCGGCATGACAGGTCCAGTTGCAGGAGTCGTAATACTGCCAACTGCACTCCATGTTGTACCATTGTAAATTGCGTATAAATAAGAAAAAGTGTTATTTCCCGGCCCTGTGCCATCCATCCCTCCAGCCGTGCTCGTTCCAGCCGTCCCCGTCGTGATATTGATCGAACCCGACTTGGCTGTAGAAAATACTGGGACGCTTCCCGTAGGATTGATTAGCACCGAATTGTTGAAAGACCAATTGATGATCGAGTTACTAGCCCCGTTAGAAATCGATAGCCCACTGAAACCGCATAACGGAGTAGGACTAACAACAGATGTACCATTAGCACGATCGTAACTGATGACCTGCCAATTTCCAGCCCCGAGGTAGAGAGCAACTGCGTTGTCACCAGAAGCCGTCGTGATGTTTGTCGAACTCGGAAGGATCAAGCTGGTTCCATTATGCGTAAGAACCAAAACTGTCGAAAAATTAAGCCTATATAATGGAAATGTCGTGCTTGCGCTCGACCCGAACGCTGTTATAGTCGTATTGCCAGTGAACGTGATATTGTGACTTGCAATCGTCCCAAGATCAGGAGCCGCAGATGAAAGCGACGTGAGGGGACCAAAGCCCCCGTATTGTGCTCCGCTGTTCACCAGTTGGAATTGCACACCGTCGTAAATCGCCCAAGTCAAATCATTAGCTACGACTTCGCCTCCAGTGAGAGCTTGCGGGCCACTGGGAGACTGCCGGAACAGGTTGACCAACCCCGTCCCATTGACATTGATCTGCGTCGCCCCCGTATTCGTAAATCCTGCCGTAAACAGGATGCTGAGGCCACGAGTCAAAGCGAAACCCGTAGGAGAAGGCGATGCGATCACTTGCGCATTAGCCGACCCTGTGGACGTGCCTCCGATATAGATGGACGATCCGCCCTGTGCCGTGCTGAGTGGCGTCGTCAGTGCAAGGAGCGCCGTAATATCGTTGTTATTTCCCGCTCCAGCCGCATTGAGGAAGCAGGCAACGGCGGCAGCAAAGTTGGCATTGACCTGATTAGCGTCCGCCAGCGTCCCAGGAACGAACGTGAAGGGCATCGTGCAATTAACGCCGGCCGACGCCAGCGAAGCCCACAACGAAAGAAATAGCCCTAAAAGAAACCTTTTCATCTTCAACCCGTCTGTTGTAGGTAGTTGAGCACTTGATACCGCATGTGGAGCCGGCCGATCTTCAGTCCTTGGGCCGACAAGCCTGCCGCAAGAAGGGACAATCGCCTGAAGACAAGAGGCCCGGTCCACTCCATTGGTCGAGGGTAGAGCGCATTCCCCAACGTCGTCCCGTTCCAGTTGGCGTTATTCCAGTTGAATTGATTCCAATTGGTAGGCGTTCCTGAAGACGCTATCGTGACTTGATCCAAGGGAACACCGTCCTGATTAATGGCCGTGACGACCGTTGACTGCCCCGACACCAAGGCCATATGCAGAGTGCTTTGAAGCATGCACACTTCCGCCATCTGGTCCGTATCGGGAAGGTACGAAGTTTGCCAAGCATAGGTAAGAGGAACACCATTCTCAACAAACGTGCTCGTGAATGACTGGAACGGATCGCTCTGAAAAATCACCGCCCCAGCGTTTTGGATCGTAATCAAGAACGTATTCTGGTATTCAAGCCCAATAGACATTTTTGTCGTGTGCGGCCCCGACCAGAGAGAACGCACGTCGTCATACCACCACTCCTGCTGTTGCACAGGCCCACCGCCGCCGAACGCGGAAGAAAACCCAGACGAAAACCCGGACCCGATCGCCTGGGCTGCGCCGTTCTGCACCTGCACCCGGTACACACCACTATTGTAAGACGCAGCCGCGCGGGAAGGGACAAGAATGGAAATGAACGGCACCGTGATCCCATCCCCATCCTTGCCTATGGGGTCGCTTACTTTCGCATTGAAATCGATCAATCGCACTCCATCCGGGGCCATGAAAAGAAGCCCTTTCTCGGTGGAGCAAACCGTATTAGGAGCAAACGTGCCAGTTGCAACATTCAAAGTATTCTTAGCTAGCGTGCCAAAAGCAGCGTCCCCAGTAATCTGGTATATGTTATCGACACTCTTGAAAACCATCAACGCCTGGATAATACCCCCGAGCTGATTGCTTAGAGCGAGACCAGCAGCGCACGTCAGAGGGTTGTTATCGTCAAAAGTCAAAATCTGATTCGCATTTGTTATCTGCGTCGGAAGCAGCTCGTCGGAAAAATATGCTGCTGGTTGCTGATTTGGCGGGTTTACAAGAAACCAGCACCGACCATTGAAGTTGCTTACCCACTGGGGAGGAAACACGAGGGCAGTCGGCGCTGTGTTGGTCGCGGTCCACGTCAGTGCAAACGGATTGAGAACGTCAATGACGCCAAAGAATGCGCCCGCCGCCCCTGTAAAACCTGGGTGCGCAACGATGATCTTGGAACCAATCAGCTCCATATGAGGGGGGTTCCAATTGCCGAACGTAGCAGGACTGATCGGCGAGTTCGCCGCTGTCACCCCGGCAATCGGAATGAACATCTGCGTCAACACGTCATAGCAGAAAGGTTCGTCCCGTCCTGCGTTACGTGTGGTAGAAACCATACCATAGACACGAGTGCCAACATTCATCCAGCAGGATATGAAAGTAGCCCCTGCAAATCCATTCGCAGAAAGGTCGGTGATCTTGACAGCAGCCGGACGGCACTGCCATAAATTTCTAGTGGTAGGATCAGGAATGAGATTGGCGAGGTTGGACATGGTTCCAGAACCGTTGCTGGACGCATCCAACGTGTCTGCTGCCGTTCTCGGCGCCCAAACCAACGGTGTGCCGGGGAGGGTGGACATCACGAGTTTTCCATGTATGCAACGATCTTACGAAACTCGTCGAGAGTGCCGTCCGATTTCAAACGGTTAGCACGCCATGAAACAACTCTGATATTGTCTGGTGTGTACCCCTTTTTAGTATCAAAACGATCAACAGAAGGAGAATTATCCCGCCCGTGCTTTTCTCCTTTGTAAATAGGAATGCCTAAAACAGGACATATATCAGGAATGACTATGCTGTCTCTTGTAAGAGAAAACATGACACCAATATCTGCCGCTCGATTTTTGTAATTTCTAAGCATAAACTTTACAGGGTCCTTTTCTCGATACTCTGCTTGCTTTTTACTGTTATACCCTGGATTGGCAACATGCCAAGCTTTAGTAGATGCTATTCTCTTTTCTCTATTCCTAACGTAGCTCGCCTTTTGAAGAGCCTTTGCATGCTCAGGCCGGCTTTTCCGAAGTACCCTTTGGTACTCCCTAGAAGCAGCGCGCACTTCTTCTCTATGCGCATCCTTCCAAACTTGGTTTTCCGCCCTTCGCTTTCCACCATCAGCCGCATATTGAGCGCGTCTAATTGCATTGCGACGTTGCCTTGCTAGCTCCAAATCGTCCATAGCATCCCTCCAATGAGATGCTCGAACATAGCCTGTACCATCCAACCTGTCAATACCATCCAACCTATATTTTTCGTATTCTTCAACCTATCGAACGACCTGCCAAACCTACGTCTGTCAAGCCCGACCGTCTTTACAGCCCCCTCACGATCGCTGGCGTTTCGTAGATACTTTTTCAAGAGAGACAGAGCCCCGAGCGGGTAGCGCTCCTCGTCATCCCCCATGTACTCGGCCTGTCTCTGGTCTCCAGTAAGCCCCATAAGCAGCCCAGCCGTCCACCGGATCAAAATCTGCGTGTTGAGAAACCATGGGACCGACACAGAAGTCTCCGGCGTCGCAATGTCCGCCATCTGCTTCTGATAACGATGCGTCACTGGGTACTGCCCCGAAGGTGGGGGCCACAGCAGAATTTGAGCCGGTGAAACCGACAAGTTCGTTGCATAAAACTGCGGGTAAGATTGAAACCCCGGCGTCTGTACGAGCCAGTCATATTCGGCCAGAGTAATCTGAATAAGTGGATAAGGCACTCCGTTTATAGTATAAAATATGTCATCCTTACCATCAACAACACGAGTGCGAAGGTAATCAGAAGGAAGATTGTTAATCGTATTGGTCGTGTAGAACTGCGTATCCATGGCAGCATCCAAGTCCCAATTCATGCATAAGTCCTGAAGGCATGAATTGAGACACTGACCAGACTGCGCCGTGAAGCCGGGGCACTTCGCCTCCTGCCTAGCCAGACTGCATATTTGCTGCGCTTGCAGGGGCATTCAGAAGTTCCTCGTACTCCGCGATCTCATTCTCGATCTTGGCAATGCTCTCTTTGTACCGCTTGATGTTGACTTCCGCAGCCCCTTTCTGCTGCTCCTCCTGCGGGCTGAGCTTATGCGGACCTTTCTTTCCCTTGGCCTCCCACGCAACCTGCGAACGGCCCTCGATCCGATTATAGTCCTCAGTAAGCTGCGCGAGAAGTTTCTTCTCATGCGCCAACCCAAGAACCAAGTCCTTCTTTTTATAGAACGCCTCCTGCCGATCGCTTACCCGCCCCAGCTTATCCATGAGATGGTTGAAGGACCGTTCCGGTTGCTCCTGTCCAAGGTACGTCTGTAGGACGATGTTGCGGTTCGGAGGTATCTGAGTTGACACAGTGATCGCAACCGCCAACTCAGCTGGCGTCTTCGTATGCGGGGTTTCCATAAAATCTCCTGTTTACACTCCCAGCAAAGCCGTATTCGACACCCCCAGGTGCCGTGGCCCGATCGAAAGGTTGCGCGGCCGGCGGTACGCTTCGCTCCTGCCGCGACCGTCCAGCTCGTCTTGATGCTCCCACGTCCGCCACATCTGTTCAAACAGAACACACGCCACGGACTTTTTCACGGGATATGTGTAACCGTGAAAATACTGAATTCCGTCAATCGTCGCCCCTGGACACCACGGCGCCACGTCAATCTGGACGTGAATCAGTTCTTCCTCGGCTATGCTCGCCTGTCGCGCTTCTGCCAGTGCCTTGGCAAAATACTCGTCACGCGCCTGCTTGGACAGCTCAGCAACAACTGTCTTGCGGGCCTCCTGCCGAAGCTCCTGCAACTCCTCGTCAGTGAGAATCTGCAGATTGAGAGGAAGCTTCGTACGATCGATCGGGGTTTCTTTTCGGCTCATGTGTGTACCCAAGGGGCTCCTGCTGCAGCGATCGTATTGGCCGATAAAAGGATTGGCCAGCCTTGCGCATCAATCCCCACGTAGTCCCCAGGAAGCACCCTGAGCACCCCCCGGTTGGGCACGTAGAGAAGGCCATTTTGCGCGTACGCCCCAGGCCAAACCGGGTTGCCATTGACGAGATCATTTTTGATTCCTTGCGCGATCGTCGCAAGATCGGTGGTGTTCATCGCACCACCAAAAATGAGGGACGTAAGCGAGTTGTTCGCTGTCGTCCCAAGCGTGCTTGTAGCCATCAGCCCGTCCCCGTGGAGAAGTTCTGAATTTGCGCAAGGTTGGCCGGAACGTTCATCTGCGCAGCGATGTCCGCAGCCATGGCGTTCGTCAACGTGGTCACGTCAGCAGCCAGAAACGTCTTCGTCATCTGACCAACCGGAGTGGCGTTAAAAAACGCCTTGCGCTGCGCGCCGCCGGCCGCAGCCATACCGACAGAGGCCGCAGTATTACCACCCATTGGACCGATACCATCCCCGACCCAATCAACATTCACTTGGTAGGTGATTCTGTACGACATTGTGCTCTCCGATCAGCCGAAGGTGGCGCTGAAGGCCGACGTGGATTCGATCCGCATGAAGAACTGCTGGTTGCTAATCAGAGTTCCATAAAATACCTTCCAGCCAACAACTCGCAGCTGATTCAGCGGATCGGACTTATCCGGCTCTTTCAGGTAAGTCATCTTCATGTTGTCGAGGACAACCTGCGTGTAGGCCCCTCGACCGAAGATGAACGTCGGGTAAACCGTCACACCCGTAGCCGGTGCAGCCGGCGGGGTCTGCGCAAGGCCGATGCCCGTCACCGTCACCACGGCGCCCGGCGTAAGCTGCGTGGCCTGCCCCGCGAGAGGACCAGAAGTCGGACCCGAAGCACTAAGCCCGAGATTGAACGGCGTGTTGGTAGTGCCGACATAGACGCTGTAAGTGAATCCTGCCGTCGCCGGCATCGTCACCTGAAGCGCACCGTTGGCGCCGACTGCCGTGGAAGCGGACACCTGATAGATACGCGACTCGTACTGATTTTGCGTGTCTGATCCAGTGACGATAACAAAGTAGTTCGTCGCTGCCAACGTGCCGCCGGCAACCGCAACTGGGTTAACTTGCGCAACTCCGGTAAACGTCGGAACCATGTTGGTCTGACAGAACCGGATGCCTCGCCACTCGCCAACCTCGTAGTTGTAAAGGCGATTGAGATCGCTGTAGCTCCAGGCCGTCACAATCGTCTGGTTCTCGGAAAGATCGCCAAGCGGGAAGGGATGCGCCACCGCCACGTAATGCGGCATCTTGCGTGGGTTGCTCGATGCCTTGGCGCCACCTGCATCTGCCTGCAGCTTCATGTCGGTCATCTCGTCACCCATGAACCGGGGCGCACCAAGATTAATCAACATGGCCGAAGCACGATTGATTTCGTGAGGGTTGAGCACGTCTCCGGCAACGAGAGACGCACGAGCGCCACGAGTGTTGACGTAATTAATTTGGCTGCCCGCGAGAAGATTGACGAACGTATTGCGTTCCATCGTCTCGGCAGTCTGTAATCCGATCAGCTCCGTTGCTTTCTTGAATAGCGGATGCTTGATCGTCATTTCCGCTACGTCGGTAATAGTGATCTTGTCGCCCCATTGCTGGGCTTGCGCGCTGACCTGCTGCAGCGTCATCGATTGCCCAATCGGAGGCACGCCTTCCGAGAGTGGCGCAAACGGCAGCGGCACACGCGGGTAGCGACTCGCCGTGTAAGTCGTACCGCTTCCTTTAGGGAGGGTCGCAGGATCACCGAACTGGTAAACAACCAGTTGCCGGCGCACGAGGGGAAGCGTCTTGTCTGCAATATACTGGCTTATATCGCCAGAAAATTGAGAAGCAACATTGGTTGGCATCACCGCTCTCCGAAGTTAAAGCGGTGAACTTTCACCGCTTCAGATTTGCATGTCTCCATGACGGCGCTCAAAATCCGCCGTTGTACCACTGCCGCGAGACGCCCGACGCTCCTGCGCCACATCGCCACGCCCGCTTGCAGGGCGAACGCGCTCACGCTCCACCCGGCGAGCTGCCTTACCATCCCCCTTGCCCCGGTTGGCGATGAACCGCTGCCCGACAAGATAGATGTAAATGTTTTCTCGGGGTAGATACTGACCGCGAGCGATGCAGGCTTGGTACTCACGCTCCACGTCCGCAGCAAGCTTCGATCGCAGCTTGTCACCGGCAGTTCTAGCGTCCCACGCTGCCTTGTCCTGCGCAGTCTGCATATTAAAAACCATCGCAGAAGTCTGCTGCTGGTGCGCCTGTAGAGACCGGGCAAGCCGATACTCCATACGCTCCTCGGGGGACATGAGCGCCAAGCGCTCCTGCTCCACACGAGGGTCTTCCTGTTGTACAGGAGCTTGCTGGCGGGTCTGTCGAAGCTCTGCCATCTCCCGACGAAGGGCGGCGAGTTCTTCGTTCTGCCGGCGGCGATCGGCGCGAAGGGCGGCAACGGTACGGCCCGCACGAGAAGCCGGTTGCCGTGGTGCAGGAGGCTCCTGAGAACCTGAAGCGTCTTCCGGCTCCGGTTCATCATCGGCATCGTCGTTTTCGTCGGCCCCGCCAGCCTCGTCGGCGTCGTCTTCAGTCGGCTGGTTGTCAGGCTCCTGATCAAGCTCGTCATCCGTCAAATCGAGTTCGTCATCTTGCGGGGTGTCGTCAGCCATTTCACTCTCCAGTGCGGTAACGAGCACAACTCGGGAGCGGGTTACGCCCGCTAGGCGAAGCAGACACTTAGGAACAAAACAGGAAAAAAGTCAAGGCGGTCAATAAGCCACCCACGCGCTGCCATTCCACACGACGCCGCAAAATACAGACCCGCCTCCCACAGGCGCCACATTCTGTGTGCATGCTGTCGCATTGGACACGAACGCCATCGCACCCTGGGCGGCAGACATTGGAAGCTGCACAACGGTGTATGTACAAAACAACTTATTTGACACTGTTGTATTTATCAATACTGAACAATTGGAATTGTCTGTCAACGTGCCAGAGCTGACACCATACAGACCGCTATTGACCATGTTGGCAGGCAAGGTTACTGCAGCGCTCAACTGCCAGTTAATCCCCTTGAAAAAATTTACAGTATTACCACCTATAAATACGATGCTATTCGACCCGGTGTCTCTGTGATTTGAAATAAGCAAGTTAGACACACCAAAATTTGTAGTGTCTACCTGTATTCCTTTGGCGTTGGCCTCCATCCACAACCCATCGATGGAGATCGACGCCAAGGCAACAACAGAAGGGGCTATGTTTATTCCAACCGAAGTATTCCCCTGAACTAGCCCGCTATAGATATGCGTTCCAGTCCCCATGCCGGACATTAAAATTCCAGTTGCATTACACTCCGCAAGCACATTGTAAAAAGTCGTGTTTGTTCCGTTGGAGGCCATATTGACGCCAACAGTGTTTCCTCTCACCGCAAGGTCACGAAATACCGTGTTGCCAGAACCCTGCATATATACGCCAGATGAAAAATTAGCGATCAGAACATTCGTTATTTGGTCATAAGTCGCCGTTGACGTCCCGAAATTGATGCCCTTAGACGTTCCAGTTCCAGGGCCGACAATTGCAAGGTTACGAATTATATAGTTTTGATTGTAGTTTGGCGCAGCAAATAAGATTCCGTCCGTCGTACCTGTAACTTTTATAACTGTACCACGAACATTTCCACTAACAACCCACTGCGCGTCTCCAAATGGATCGCATAGAGGACTGTCCCACCCATCCCCTTCGATAATAACTGGTTGGTGATCGTTCGGAAGTGTAATAGCAGAAGCGTTAATTACATAAGAATTAGCGCAGGCAGGAAGATAAACACGGCCTCCGTTCAAAACAGGAAGGGCAGCAATGGCAGCGTTTATAGACGTACTGTCGTCGCTAACCCCGTTACATTTTGCTCCGTACCCCTGGACGTTAGCGACAACACCAGATGCCACAATGTCAAGCAAAGCCTGCCTAGTACCAAACGGAGTTATCAATCCCGAACTGTTATCAGGAAACGTAGAGTTTATTTCCGCATTAAGCTGCGTTGGCGTCTTAGGTGAGCCTGTCTGCGCCAACGCCACAGAAGCAAAAAACAAATAAGTAAGTAGAGTGAATAATCTACCCACCATTATTGCACCTTACGTTTCAAGGCTTCAAGCTCAACCCGAAGATTATCATTGTCCGCTTTCAATTGCTGAATTGCAGCAACGAGCAGCGGAGCCATTTCATTATATTTAAACCCATGAAGCAAATCGCTATCCTTCTCCGTTGTAGTCAGAGAATAACCATCAACCGGAGACGGCAAACTATTAACTTGCTCTGCCGTAAAACCAATATGCTTATCAGGATCATCAGCGTAATCCGGCCGGTAAAAATAAGATACCGGACGCAATGCCAACACAGTCTCAAATGCCCTTTCACGGTCAATAACTGCAATGCCCTCTTTGAATCGAGCCGAACTAGCCGCACACCCGGTTGCCCACACTTGAACGGTCACCCCCGTCAAGGTCCCCGGAGTGTTACAGACGGCATTCGTTCCTACGGCAGCATTCAAGGTAGCCGCCATGTTACCTGCAGAATTGATCGAAAAGACCGATGTGAGGGTATCCTGGACAGTATCCGAACCATGCGGCGGTGCTGTCTGGACTATAAACGAGCCCCCGCCACCAGAACCCACGCCAGGGCTTACGGCAAGCGTAAAATTCGATCCAGCGACATTGCCCGCCGTCCCGGCTACGATGCCTTGAGTACGAAACGTCTGAGGTACAGAAGTCGCCGCATCGGCAAGACCAAAACGAATTGTCGCCGGATTCTGGCTTCCTCCATACTGGATATAAGGGCCGCCACCGGCCAAGTCTATTTTTTGGTACAGAGAGATCGTCGCTGAAGCAAAGTCTGCAACCAGATTCCCGTTCACACCTACAGTTATGGATGGCGTTACCGTGCCTGCAAACCCCGTGTTTGTCGAAGCACCTCCTCCAGTAAAAAGCAAAGAAGGAGCTGCGTTAGTTCCTATTCGTGCAATGCTAACAGCACCATTTGCCCCTGCATAAGTAAATCCAGAATCACACCCAACCTTCCCACTCGATTGAAACAACACCCCCGCCGTTCCAGAACTACACGTCACAGGGGTAACGCCTGCAATAACACTCCCACCACCTACGCTATGTGTAATAAGTTCCCCTTGTGCCGCAATTGCCGCAACAAGAATAAGAAGCGCTGCAAACAACCATCTCATTGTGTCTCTCCCGACATGAGGCACGTCGTGCTAAGAGTCAACGTAGGCGGCGCAGTTGTCGAGCATGCAATAACGAGACCACCAAAAAACAAAAGCGATTCAGGAAGCCAAGAAGCCCCCAACGTATCGCCAGCCGGATTGAGCTGATAAGCTTTCAGCAGGCAAGGCGCCTGCGCACTTACGGAACATCCAGCGATCGTACCGTTCACCGGCACCGTCGCCGTATCCATGAGAAACGCCCACGTCGCCGTACCACTTACATTGCTGACTTGAAAATCAAAGAGCTTACCCGCAGCCGTTTTAAGCTGACACGTCCCGACCTGAGCATTAGTACAGCCAAAAGCCCCAAGTCCTGCCTGCGTCTGCGCCCAGGCCGACCAACAAAGCAATGAAAGGAGAAGTGCTAAAGACCAACGCATCATCTATCTCCTTGGAGCTGCTGAAGCATCTTGTAGCCTATCCTGATGGATTGCGCCAGCCGGCCCCTGCCCACCCCTAGGAGGCCCTGAAGCCGCACCCTGCCGCGGCGCACCGCCAGGAGGAGGCCCCCCAGCCCCAAGAGGCCCACCAGGACCGCGCTGCATCTGCATCATCTGTGCCATCTGCGCTTGCATCTTCTTTTCCATCTGGAAGCGATGCAGCATCATGTGCTCGCGCACCGCCCCCGTGGGATCGCCATTCTCCATGGCCTGCATGTGCTCCTGCATGTGCTTCTGATCCTCGTCCAGCTCATGCACAGGCAAAGCAAGCCCCATAGCGAGGTACTTGTTCTCCTCGTCAGGAGCCATGGACAGCTTGGACTTCAAATTCTTGAATATCTCAGGAGCCATACGAGACCCAAAAGCGTTCTCCACCAACAAACTTATAACAGGCACCAAGTTTATCTCGTACCCCTTATACTGGTCCGGCGGAATGCCCTTGATGACGTTCATCGCGCTTATTTGCATCTGGATAGCTTGCGCATTCCGCGCTGCCTCTACGCCGAACCACCTAAATTCGTACCGACGATTGGACTCGATAACGGGAATTTCTTCCATCCGCGCAGCAAGCCCCATTTTACCATATTCTCGAACTGTAATCGGCTGCTCTCTAAATTGATGGTCGAGATCGACAAACCATCGGAGGAGGGGCGTGAGTATTTCATCTTCAATGTTCGTACATACGTCGGCTGTGCTGAGAATGTCAACTTGCTGTTCATTTGCTATCTCCGCTTGATTTCGTTTAGTCTTCTGTCCTGTAGATTGCGCAATAGCCGCAGGAGAAACAGACAGAACCTGAAAAATTTCTGTCTTCGCCGAAGCAACGATCGAGAAAGCATCCTTCCATAGCGGAGGGAACTGGGCAAACTTCGTGTCATTTGGGCTCGTCTCCCAAATCGCCGCGAGATTAAGAACCATCGACCCTGTGCGCGGATTCTTCGTCGGGTCGGTCATGATGATAGGAAGAAGGGCGTACGCAGCACTATCCCACCCCTCGTTCACCACATCGTTCGCGCCGTACTGAAGCTTGTCCACCGCCGCGATCTTCGACGCGCCCTTAAACGACCCACTCAACTTGTTCTGCGCTGCAGAGAGCAACGGACACTTGTCATTCCAAAAAGGATTAAGCCGTGCACTTGGGATACGTTCCTCCCCCTCGACACCACCGGCGTAATAAATCCTGCACAGCCGCCGCTCACCGTCCACCTTCAAACGTGCAAACATCTCGTAGATAACGATTGCTTCACCGTCCTTATCGGACATGATACCGGCAGCATCAATATGCTTCTTAGCCGTCTTGGGATCGCCATCCTGCCCCGTACCGTAAGCAGCGATATCCTTCTCCAGAAGCTCCCCAACCTCCTCGTCAATCTCCCCATCGTCAACGGCTTGCTTCAAGCGTTCTTTAGACCAGATACGCTTGATCGCTACGACACCGCCCTTAGCAAGAGCATCACCCACAGAGGAAGCAAAGACAGGAACCACAACCACGTCAGTATCAGAAAGAACTTCAACGGTCGGCCCCTGATGTACCACCACGGCCGTCTCCATGTCGTCGTCCGCGTCGGGGTCGATGTTCTCAATCTCCTCGCCTTCGATCTCAGCCTTTGCCTTGGTCCGGTAAACCACATGTCGTTCACTGTCCGACCAGCCCACGTAAATGTTGTATTGCCCCTCGATGTCCCCGTTGATCATCAACGCCGGCATAACCTGCGTGCGCAGCTTCGTCTTACGAATGTAGTGCTCCAAGAGAGCCATCACATGGTAAGGCTTCTCATCGGATGTGATGCACTCAACGTTACGCTGTGAGCGGGGGAAAATCTGATTGACAAATCGCGTCTTGCGCGCGTCTATGGCTTCCTTGACAATGGGAACGTAAATCTGCGAGTTGCCAGAGTAACCCTGCTTGACACCGAGAACAGTGTTGTAAATGTCCCAATAGTCACACTGATCGTTGCCCCGCTCCCACTGGTCCATGAACGCCTTGTCCACGCGCTTGGCCAGCTTCAGAACCGCCTCGCGAATCTTCTCGTCACCCCCCAGCTCTCGATTGCGATCCTTTACGTCTTCCTTCTCAGCGTAAAGCTCGCACCAGCCTTCAGGCGAAATGGCGCCCATGACCTTGGCACAAGCTTCTCCGTTGATGAAGAATTTGCAATCCTTACAAGCGTCTATAGGATCGCCAGCAAGCTCAGAATAATTTACGTCACCCTTAGATTTTCGTTTCGCCATGTCCAACCGCGGGCTGTGGCCGCGCAGTCAGATACCGCCGGCCCGAAGCACCGTCTATAGCATAGTTCGGCCGGTCGTCGCCAGACCCCAAAGACTGCCCAGCAACGGCCATGAAAGCCTCAAAACCCTCCATTAGAACCTTGTAGACGCCCTCCTCGGCCGCCCCGCTGACCGGGCCACCCTTGACGATGGAAGCCGCGTAGCCCCCCGCAAAAGCGTTCAAGGCCCACGATGCCCCCGATGATACCACCAGCGCAGGCTGGCCGTGCGCAAGGCTCTCCAGTCGTTTACGGATCTCTTCTCGGCCCACATTAATTGATCCAGCCCGACTGACCCCCGCGCCTGCTCGTGTAGAGACCGCATAGAGCCCGAGACTGTCATACTGCCCCCAGTGCTCAGCAGGCGCGTATAGTACAACCTTTCCCCCGGCCACCAGCTTAGCATCCGCAACAAGCTCCTGAAAAGAAGACCCAGGTTCTCCTTCTCGAACGAAGCTCGCCAATACACGCACCGTTCCCCCGACGAGCTGCGAAAGTACGCCAGTGGTGTAGAGCCGGGTAGCATTGATCGCAAGATAGCATGCCGTGTTGCGTTGAACATCCAAGTCATCCACTACATTGTTGAAACCGAAGTTGTCATATATAGCCAACCCAGGTCTCATGCGCAAGGCATAAGCCAGCGCATTAGGCACGTCGATCCTTCCGGTCGGAAAGCTTAACAACTGCTGCTGCAACGTAGGCAGCTCTTTTGCAAAAGTAACCTCTCCGCTCACGAAAAATGGCTGCAACGAGCGGATGAAGGCCAATTTGCCAGCAGGCGCAGGGAGAGTTGTGACAGGGATAATCTGTTGCCTCCGTGTCTGCTCGGCCCGCAATGGCTGCAGGATAAACTCCTCCAGCCCTTCCTTCTCGATCCCGATCTTGATGGGACTGTACTCCTCCCACGTCTGGAAGATGTCCTCGATGATCTTGTCCGGCATCCACAATTCCCCGGAAGCGTCCCACACTATCAGCTTGGTCCCAACCCATGAGAACACCACCTTTCCCGTATGCGCCGATGAAGCCTTGACCGTCCGCGCCGGATCATACATCGCATAAGTTGGATGCCAAGTACGCACGATCGGATCGACCTTGAACATGGCTCGCGTGAAAACGCGCGTGGACGGATCGACCGCCTCGACCATGAACTCCTGCATGTACTCGTTGAGCATGCCCGAGCGCATGAATTCGTCCTTGCGAAAGTCGATGTGCTCCAAAGGAAATCGTGACGGCCATGTCGCCCGACGGGTCCCGTTCTCGTCCAGGTACTCCCAGGGGTAACGGTGGACCGTCCACCCCCCGTTCTTATCCAGCCACGCAGCAAGGCAGTCGGGGTCCAGCAGGTTGGCCAGGATGTGAACCTTGGCATCGGGCGCCATCGCCGGCACCAGCGTCCGCATCAACCACTGCCGCGTCTTCTCCCGCTGCTCGGGGGAGCTTACGCTTTCTTCGTCCTCGATGTCGTCGATGAGGCAGCAGTCAGGCCGCTGGTCATCGTGTTTAGTTCCTCGGAGGGACTGCCCCCGACCGAAAGCTTGGATGACGACTCCGTTGTTGAGGACAACTTTGTCTTCGTTCCAGATGGGGCCATGGAGGTCTCCGAAGATGGCGCGGATGTACGGGTTAAAATCGAGTTCGTGCTTAACTGACGCAAGACGCTCGCAAGCACGAGTTGCGCTTTCTCCAATGATGATATGATTGCGAAAACGTCGCCAGCAAGCTCCGATCGTGATGGCTTCCTCAGCAAGAGTGCTTTTTGCTGCGCCACGGAAAGCAAGGAACAGAAGTCGTCTACTTTCTCCATGTAGGTCGCGGATGATGTCAAAGTGGAAATCCGGCGTTTCGTTCGGATGGCGGTGGGCAAAGAGCACCCTATGAGCGTTGTATGGGTTGACCTGGGGAGACAGACGGATGACCGCCTGTTCCAGTGGAGTGAGAGAAGCTACGTCGATCACTTCTTATTCCAAGGTTTGAAGTTCTGCAGCGTCTCCATCGACGGCCACGTACCATCAAAGGTCAAAGCGCGATCGTCAATGGTAAGAAAGGCAGCAGGTTTCTCCAACGGCCATTCCAAACCGTGCGCCCAGTGTGGTACTATTTCACTAGGCATCCATTTGAGCATCCAATCCTGCATGGCTTTCAAACCGCCGGGTTGATTGCTTCGGCTTGAAAAAATGCAAACCCGAAAGTGCTCAAGCGCTCGCTCCATGAAATCTGCCGCTCCCTCGACGGGTGGATCAGGGATCACGTCCGCCCCTTTCCACCCACTTGAATAGCTGTGGATCACACCGTCAAAATCGAGACAGAGAATCGGCTTCATCTCCCCTTCCTTTTCTGATTGAGGCCGATCGCAATGGCCTGCTTCCTCGACTTCACCTTGGGTCCGGTTTTCGAACCGAAGTGCAGCTTTCCCTCCTTAAATTCGTGCATCATCTTCTGCATCTTGTCTTTCTTTGCCATCTTCCTCTCCGTACAGTTCGTCAAGCAACTTGTCGCGCTCCTCCTGCGTCATCTGGTAGTTCTCGCGCAAGTGCCACCTCTTGCCATACTGGCTCAGTACGTTGCGCTGCAGCCCCGGAGATCGCGCGATTATTTCTTCTGCTGTCGCCATCAGTACCTCCCCTTCATCCTCTCCCTGAAGTAGCTCCCCGCGCTAGGGGCCTCCTGAAGTTCCTCCACGACGGTCTTAGGTACGTTGTGGAGGCTGTAGGTCCGACCGTTGGAGAAAGTCAGGTCAAGCTCTTGCGTCTCCTCGTCGTAGGAGCCGCCGAAGATCGCCGTGCTGACGAGAGAGAATGGGACTTTCATTTGCCTTGATCCTTCTATAATGGCAGGTGTGCAGTAAATTGTGTCCACAAGATGGAGAGAAGCGATGAATGCAGAAGACAAGTTCGAAGTCCGGTACCAGGAGATCGTAGACGCCCACACCGGGGCTACGATCACGCTGGGGAGCCACGCAGGTAGCGGTCATAGGTACATGCGGATCGCGGTGCCCGATCTACTCGTCGGCGCCCACGACAGCAAGACCAGGACGAGCACGATTACCTTTGGGCCGGATGGTCAAACGTTGAAGATACTTCCACATGTGCAGGCCTCGACGGGGTATCATGAGAGCGACGAAGTGGAGGCGTCGCTTCGCAAACCTACCGATGAAGACGCTGGATATGATGAAGCCGAGAAGGTTGACAAATACGCCAAACGTGCTAAGAAGTAATCTCTGCTGGTCTATCGGGTTGGCAGAATGAAGTCCGATTACGTTGTGTTTCCTCCCTGGACTACCCCCAGAAGTGGTCGGCCCCGTCTCACCCGACCAGTCCCCTTCTGGGGGTCTTTTCTCGTTCATTGAACGAGATGGAACAAAACGGGACCATCTTTCAGAAAGTTTCAGAAAGTTAGAACAAAACGCGAACACCCAAATATTTATTTTTGGGCGCGGAAAGTTTGGAAATAAATATTTATAGGGGTGGGATTTTGGGGCGCATAATTTAATTTGTGTGAGCAAAAATTTCGCCCCGCGCCCTCCCCTGCCACTCTCCCGAGTTAGGACCCAAACCCCCAGCGCTAGGAATGAAGTCCTAATTATAGGACAGCAGTCCTAATTCAAATACAACCCAGGGTCTGCACAACCGTTTTCACTCGAACCTATGAGGGAAAGTGCAACCCAGCCGAATTAAATAAGTTGTAAATAAGTTGTATTTGTGCGCGGTTGGCATCGACGTGGCATTAGTTAATCTTTTGATTCGACAAGGGAAAGTTTAGTATTTAGTCATATCTTTTTTTAAGGAGAAGATCAGGAGTAAAAAGTTTTGTTCTCCTTTTAGTTTTTATAGTGAGAACAAACCGTACACAAACCTCTAGCTTGCGACTTGCTTCGCAAATTAATGATCTGGCTAAATACCTCCAAACTTTCAACACAATCAACTCACTACATTATGCCACTTAGATGCCAACCGTGCACGCAGGTTCCACGTTAAAGGAGAAAAATACAATGCCGCACCTTTTCAACTTCCGCCGAGGACAACCGCGCGAGCCGCAACGCGAGGAAAGTAATCCTATGCGATTCCAGCGCCTGACAAAGGAGCGCATCCTTGCCGTTCGTAAGCAGGAATTAAACCCGCGCGCTAGATCACACCTGAAAATGTACAAGGGCACGCCAACTCGCTTTCAAATTCTTCCCGTCCCTTGTCGGGAGATTGATCGACGATGGCACCATGTCTACCAAGGCAAGCTTCCATTTATCAAGGCGCGCGGCGGGATCATGCTGATCACAGCTGACCTTGAGGCCATGCTCAACGAGCAAAACCCGTTCCGCCCCAGCAAGGCGCGCTACATGGTCCGCGAGGAAGTCCTGGACACCATGACCAACGCAGAGCCACCGGAGCACGACGGCAACCCTCGTCGAGTGCCTACGCTATACCGCGTCCTGTGGCGCCCTGTAGAGCGTCCTACCCCTGGAGAGCCGCCGGCTGGCCTGTCGCACGAACAGCTTGCCAACTGGCACTTGCGAGGCGCCACGTGGCGTCGCATCTACTACCCTGGACGTGACCGCTGGCTATTCATCGAGGTCGGCCGGCCGATATTCACCAAGGCCGAACGCACGTTCGACCCCCAATGGGTAGGCGAGCACAAGCTCGCGCGGCAGTATCAAGGCGTCGTGCGCATTGCCTTCCCTTATGACGTGCTCTCAGGTCGAGCAGATGGTGACGAAATAATAAAACAAGATTAATATAAACAACGAAATAAAATAACCCAAATATTTATTGCCTTCTTTTCTCGATCATGCGACTATCAATCATCGAAACGAGGGGAGATTGAGACATGGAACACGTCATTGCAGCGCTGGATCAAATCACAATGTCGGAATTGGAGTGGTCCGCTTGCTACATCGCGGATGAAATTGCCTTCGAACAAGCACGTTGTGCACTCGATTGGATCGCTGCGAACCGGGACGACGAATGGCCTGCGAGTCTTTCATCGTTCGTGCGGACGTGGCGTAGCAAGTGAGGGGGATTGAAACATGGCCTTCATGCAAAAACAAGTCGAGCACATGGAATGCTGGCAGGTCGAGACCACGTGCGGCACCGAATGCGTCCCAAGTAATCTCGTTGGCCTTAATATCAACGTTGATTCGCTTAGCCAATACACCGAAGGCGAGATTCACTGCGACGCCGATGGCGAGTTTAATGGTGAGTTGGTGACGGGATGGTTTGCGCGTTTGTCCGCTCCCGGCTATATGGATTGCACCGCTTGGTCTGGACCATTCAAATCGGAAAAAGAGGCGATGGACTACCTTTGCGAGCTATACGATGCGGAAGACGCGGATTGAAGCTTTGCGGCCGTGCGGTGCCACTCATACCCTTCGGTGGGCGATGGCACCGCATCCCGCAGCGCTCCAGCTGTAAACGAGGGGGATAGAGAATGAAATACGCTTCGATCGGTTCAATCAGTCACGGCACACTGCTCACCTACGACTTGCTTTCGACGTTCTCAAGTGAGCTTGCACAGCACGTCAAGGCGAACCTCGACACGTTGCCGCCGAAGGATATATTCGACTACGCCGTGACCATCGGCGCGGCGGAAGCACAGACAGAAGAGACGGTAGAAGCCAATGACCAGTATGCGGCCGAAGTGGTAGAAGAATTGCAGATTGCGCTGGAGCAATTCGCACCGCCCTATTGTTATTTTGGCGCAAACGAAGGGGACGGATCAGACTTCGGCTTTTGGCCCAGCATGGACGCGATAGACGAGTTGCCGAAGGTTTCCGATCCCAGTGAGGTCGAGGCAATGGGCGAGGATTGCGTTTTCGTCAATGACCACGGCAACGTCACAGTGTACAATGCCGATGGAACCGTTGCATGGGATTGTGTGTGAAGCTTTGCGGTCTGCCGCCTACGGGCGACTTTCCGCAGCGCTCCAGAACGGGATAGTCAGCGTTCTCCTGCTGGCTCTCCCATTCGCCCTGCTGGCACTATGCACGCTGGCAGTAATCATCACACTTGTCATAAGGGGGTTGCAGTGGGTTACAATGTAGTGGGAAAGCACATACTTGGCAATGCGCGGGTATACGGTATCATGCGATCCGATGGCTACTGTTTCATTTATGTCCCTTGCGCGGATGACAAATGGCGAGTCATTGCCGGCTGTCGATATTTCACCATGGACGAAGCTCGCTCGCATTGGGGAAGTCCTGACTACCGGGATGCAAAGCTTGCGACCGAAACACTCGTCATTCTCGACTGCCTGGAGAAGCTTCGCGCTGTGAAATCGGAGGGGGTATAAGATGACTGCCCCGGAGAGAGCATCTGTTTTCTTGGGGCCAACCAGTTCTGACGACAGGGAGCTGTGCGTTAAGCTCGACGATGGTAGGCTGTTCGTATTCACTATCGGCTTCTCCCAGGTCGCGTATTTGGGGGAGATGTGCAACAGGCTCGTATACGCAAAACTGGCAGGGGCTCGTCTCGAATGACCTTCCCTCCGATCGTAGACTTGAACCCTGAGAAACAGCGTAGCGGAATGCTTCGCATCGCAGATTACTGGACAACCCTGAAAGGGACTGACACCATGAAAATCTACCCAGCGAAGGATGAATTTGAGACAGAGCTGGCCAATGTGCTCCGGCAGAGGCTAGCGGAGCAGTATGGCCGCGTGTATGAGATCGAGTGCCGGAGAGACCAGCACCTTTTTCTCGTGTGCGTCGGCACGGTGGCCGTGACGGGCTTCTTGTGCGCTTGCTTGCTCTGGACGTTCTTGCCATAGACTATGGAGAATCGTCAAATGAAAATGGGTAAGAGCAAATTTCGCAGGCTTGAGGAGATGGCGCTGCGAACCATTAACAAAACAGAGCCGGTCGCCGAGCCCAAGAATAGAGCCCAGAGACGCTTGGCGGCCAAGCTTGTCAGGTACAGGAAGCAAGAGAAGAAATGACCTTCGCCCAAACGATACGAGCCTATCGCGAGTCGGTAGGCTTGACACAGGCAGAGCTTGCACATAAGTTGACGGTCTCGTCACAGACTGTCAACAACTGGGAAACGGGAAGGGTCGAGCCGTGGCCCAGAAGGAAAGAGGCTCTTCTCGCATTGGCTTCCAGGTCCGATTCTTGCGTGTACCCTTCCGCAGAAAAGGACATGACACCGCGTCGCCCGGCACGCGGGGAAGAAAAGCCGGGCACTTATCAACGCAAGAGGCAACCAAATGTGTGTGAAGAAATTGCCGGAGAAAGTGCGGCGGATCCTGGCCGCCAAGAAAGCGTGGCGAAGCCGCAAATCGACTTCCGCCGCCCGCCGCCACACAACTGAGGAACATTTTTACCCCAATGGTGCACCCATGTTTGCTAAAGATGGGATGATGCTAGACGACCAAGGGAATCGTTCTATCTTTGATGATGTGGACGAATAGCATGTGGATGATTGTATGGGTTCAACTCATGACGGGCCAGATGGGGCACGGCGAGTGCATGGCGGACAAGGCCGAGATGGAGTACCAAGCTGAAGTCGCTAACGTGCACTTTGAGGGAATTTACTGGCACTGGGTCGAGCCGTGCGGGGAGGATATATGAAACGCCCTATAATCGTGTCGGACTGCAAAGACCAAAAGGTCATTCGATGGTTGCGAAAGCTAGGGTATGACGTAGTGCCATGGGGGCCACAGCGCGTGCTGTGGTTTTGGATGGTATGAATATCATCACACTTGACTTCGAGTCATTCTTTGGCCAGGAATACACCTTGGACAAAATGACTGTTGAGTCGTACGTGCGCGATCCCCGATTTGAAGCTCACGGGATAGGGATACGATGGAATGAGTACCCTGACGCGCAGATGCAGCGTACGCAGTGGTACGATGGAAACGTTGCCAATTACCTTTTACAGATTAACTGGTCTAAGACTGCCTGCCTCGCGCACCACGCACACTTTGACGGACTTATCCTTTCCCACCACTACGGCATCAAGCCGGCGATGTGGTTCGATACCCTTTCAATGGCACGCGCCGTGCTGGGGCCGCATCTTCCTAAGGGACTGGGGGCGCTTGCAGAGCATTTCGGATTGGGGGCTAAGAATGTTCCATACGACCTTTTCAAAGGAAAGCACTGGCATGAACTGGCACCTGCGACGCAGCAAGCAGTGGCCTCGGGATGCTGCCATGACGTGGAACTCACTTGGCATTTATTTTGCCTCCTATCCCAAGGGTTTCCAGCCTCGGAATTTGCCCTTATCGACGAGACCGTGCGCTTGTTCACGGAGCCTGTATTGGTGGGCTCTCCCGCCGTCCTGGATCAAGTCTATAAGGAAGAAAGAGACGCCAAGGACAGGCTCCTCACCGAGCTAGGCGTCACGACAACTCAGCTTCGGCAGAATGAGACGCTGATTCGCCTTCTGGAAGCCGAAGGCGTCGAGATCGAATGGAAGCCGGGGAAAGGGAAAAATAACCCGTGCTTTGCCAAGACCGACGAATTCATGCGCGAGCTGGTAGACGATGAGAACTCGCGTGTGGCTGCCCTGGCGCAGGCCCGACTCGACGCGGCAAGCAATCTCACGCTGACTCGCACCCAGCGCTTGCGGAGTATGACGGATAGAGGCAAGCTCTGCGTGTACCTCAACTACTGCGGCGCACATACCAAGCGCTGGAGTGGTGGGGATAAAATGAACTGGCAGAATTTCCGCCGTGGTGCCAAGCTGGGGCAAGGTATTACGGTTGAAAAGGGCGACGTGATCGTGGTGCGCGACGCCTCGCAGATCGAGTGCCGCATGCTCAACGAGACGGCGGGTCAGTCGGACGTGATCGAGAAGTTTAGAAGGAAGGAAGACCCGTACATCGGTATCGCCAGTCAGTTCTACGGGCACGAAGTCTACAAGCCGAAGCAGGGAGACCCGCGTTATGAGGAGATGGAGATTAAAAGAGGCACTGGTAAGCAGCTTGAGCTTTCTTGTGGATATGGCGCTGGCGGGCCTAGTATTGTGGCTACTGCTCGTCGCGGGACTTATGGTCCTCCTGTCTACTTATCTGATATTAAAGGACTTGCTGCCCGTGATCTTTACCGCTCTACACATAAGTGGGTAGTTGCCTTATGGAACAGCGCCGGGCAAGTTCTGGAGGCCATGGCGCGCGGGGAGACGTTTGAGTGGTTGAGGCGTCGAGTGGAGAACAAGAGGCTCTACCTGCCGAACGGTCTGTGGCTGGACTACTCGACGCTTCACAAATCCGAGCATGGCGACTGGCAAGTGCAGACGCAAAACGGCTATGCGAAGATGTACGGTCCCAAGCTGGTAGAGAATTATATCCAAGCGATCGCCCGCGTGCACCTGGGAAACGCTTGGCTGTCCTGTCGGCAAGCGGGGCTGCGCGTGGTCTCCAGTGAGCATGACAAGTTGATCTGCGTGTGTCGAGAGAGCGAGGCGAAAGCCGCTGCTTCCTTTCTCCATGCGGAGCTGTGTCGGGCGCCGTCATGGATGCCGGATGTTCCCTTGGATTCGGAAGGGTATATCAGTCACACCTATGCGAAGGGAGGATGAAAATGTCTTGGTTTAACAATCCTTACACGCCTGTTTTTACCCAAGCGCTACTTGTAGCTGCTATTGCGGCAATGGCAGTTCTGGTTGTTTCTGTATTGCTTGGGGTATTCCTATGACCTCCATCCCCACCTACGCGAAAGGAGTATAAAAATGACAGCTAACTATCCGGTTAATCTTACATTAACTACTGAACCTACGAACTGGCTTACAATTGGGGGGTTTGCAATTGAAATTGCCATTGCAGTTGCAATTTTAGCCGCTGCTCGATGTGCCCTTAAACATTGGAATGTATGGCCATGACCGGGCAATTTTCAGTTCGACGCTTGAAAGAAATACTTCGTGATGCGAAAGAGGTACGAGAAGGAGAAAGGATAACTAAAATTATGCTGGTTACTCCTGGGGGTGTCTGTACTGAGTTGTACGATCAGCAAATGTTAATATATGAGGTAGAAAGATGACCTTCATCCCCTCCTATAGCTTCTACAACGACTTCGACAACTGCCCGCACAAGGCATGGAGGAAGTATATAAAGAAGGACTTGCCCTATGAGGAGAAGTCCGAGGCGCAGCACAAGGGCACGCGCATGCACGTCGCCATGGAGAACGCCATAGGCAAGGACATGCCGTTACCCGAGGAATGGGAGTCGGCGCAGGCGCTCGTGGACTTGTTCCGCAACATGCCCGACACCTACCCTTTGCGTGTCGAGTACAAGCTCGCCATGACGATGGATAGACCGTGCGCCTATGACGACAAAGCTGCGTGGTTCCGGGGCAAGCTGGACGTGGCTTGCATGACCCCGACCAGTGGGGCATGGATCATCGATTGGAAAACGGGGAAGGTTCGCGAGGATCGTTTCGAGCTGGAGTGCCAAGCGCTCCTGCTGAAGACGAACCATCCAAGGCTCGACCCAATCGTCGGGGAATACTACTGGTTCGCAGAGGGTCGTCCTGGACAAAGGTATACCTTGCATCCTGACGACACCTTTATTACATTGCGTAACAAGTGGGTGCAGATGAAGCAGTTTGAGGAAAAGAAGGATTGGCCCAAGCGACCTAACCCTCTCTGTGGGTTCTGCCCCGTTAAAGACTGCGAATACAATACGGTGGGGAAATAAAATGGACGACTTTAATTGGCCCATGGCTTTTGTTCTAGTAAGCCTTGTGTTTGCTGTTGTTCTCTTTGTTTTAGGGATGAACTATATAGTGAGGATGTAAATGAAGGCGCTTAGACAACTGCGTATATGAAACATACAACATGGGTTCGCAGTGTCGTATGTCATATGGATGGTTATTGCATACATAGCCTGGAGATTTCTATGAACGATCAACCGCAACGCATGCTTCGCATCTTTTTCAATGGCGGTTATTCCGACTCCGTGATTGGACCAGATTTCTCCCTTGAAAAATTCGTGGATAAAATGCACGAAGATGGCTACGTCATCATAGCCAACGGGGAGGGCTATTTCCCAGCATCCGAAGTCAAAGCCATGTTCATTTTCCGAGCTGCCAACCTGCCGCAGGCGAGCGGCAATCCCAACGTCATCACCTTTCCAATGAAGCCTACCACATGAAAACTTTCAAGCACCCCCGCACCGAGCGCAAGCTCAAGGTCGAAGTGAAGAACATGCTCGATGAAGCCGGCGCGTGGTACTTCATGCCCGTGCCGACCGGGATGCAGGCTGCAACGCTCGACTTCCTGGGATGCTACAAGGGCCGATTCTTCGCGATCGAGACCAAGCGGCCCGTAGAAATGCCGACCGAACGGCAGACAGTGATTATACAAAAGATCATGGCTGCGGGTGGGTTGGCCCTTTGGGGAGATAACATCGAGCGTATCCGCACGTACTTTAATTTGTGGGCTTCGACACTATGACTGAAAATGAAGCTGTGTGGTGGCTTATAAACACCTTGTGTTTAGCAGGTTTGTTTTTAGTGTGGTGCAAATGACTTTCTGGTACGACAAGCCCAGCAATATGCTGGTCTACCCCAATCTGCCCATGCAGACGCAGGACTTCGCGTTTAAGTATACGAACGCAATCCAGGTCACGCGGCCCAACAGTCACTCCTTTGGCGACATCGCAGTCGAGGCCACGCTGGAGAACATGCAGAAGCTTCGGCTCCTGCGCCTTCCTGTGCTGCCCCCGGTGACGGACGAGAACTACGACTGGCCGATCCGCGCGCCATACTATCCGCGGGAACACCAGCGTATCATGACCAACTTCATGGTGCTGCACCCCCGCAGCTTTAATCTCAGCGACATGGGGACGATGAAGACGCTGGCAAGCCTATGGGCCGCCGACTTCATCATGAAGCGCAACCCTGGCCAGAAAGCCTTGATCGTCTGCCCGCTCTCCATCATGCGTCGGGTATGGGCCGATGCGCTGTTCACGCACTTCATGGGCCGGCGCAAGTGCAAGATCGTTCACGGCACACCTGACGCGCGCATGCGAGCGCTGGACACTGACGTAGACTTCTACATCATCAACCATGACGGACTTTGCGTGGGGATTGAATATGACACGAAAAACAGAATCGTCCTCAAAGAACACACGGTCCCGTGGGGAATCAAAAATAGACAGGACATCAATATCGCCATTGTTGACGAAGCTTCGGCGTTTAGAAACGGAACTTCGAGACGGTCGCGTGTGGCTCGGGCCATTTTTCAAGATAAACCCTACCTGTGGCCTCTTACTGGCACGCCAACTAGTAATGGTCCTCTCGACGCTCATGGACTTGCGAGACTCGTTAATGGAGCTTTCGGAGAGCCCTACACGTCCTACAAAAAAAGAATAATGGTGCAGGTCACCAACTTCAAATGGGCGCCGAAACCGGGCGCGCACATAGAGGCTCATAAGCTCTTACAACCGTCCATCCGGTTCCAGATGCGCGACTGCACCGATGTTCCTCCCTGCACGGAGGAGACCCGCGACGTAGCTCTCAGCGCCGAACAGAAAGAGAAGTACAACGAGCTGAAGCGCGAGCTGGTCCTTAGACTTGGGCAAGGTAAGCAATTGACCGTCCCACATGAAGCTGCGCTGCGTACCAAACTGATTCAAATCAGCTCCGGGGCAGTGTATGACGGAGAGCATTTTGCTCATTACATTGACTGCAAGCCCCGCATCGCAGAGCTTAAGGCTGTGCTGGACGAAGCGCCAACGAAGGTGTTGGTTTTTTCATCCTTGACAAGTGTGGTACGCATGCTCTATGCGCAAGGATTGAAATGGTGGAAAAAGGACGGGGAGCTAGGAACCAATGACCGATTCTCATGCGAGTTCATTACGGGGGTTGACTTCCCAGACCCCAAAGATAGGGATGATATTTTTAGACGCTTCCAATCTGAAGGAAGTGCACCGAATATACTCTATGCGGACCCCGGCACCATGTCACACGGACTCGATCTCTTTGCTGCGTCTGTCGTGGTCTGGTACGGTCCTACAGATCGAACTGAAATCTACCTCCAAGCCAATCGACGCATTGATCGCCCAGGACAGCAATTACATACGACAATTGTACGACTTGCTTCTACCCCTGTTGAGCGGGAAATCTACCGGCGCTTGAGCGCCAATCAGAACATGCAGGGCCTCATACTGGGGCTTGCGAAAGAGGGGGACGGAAATGGTAGCAACTGAAGATAAACCATACATTTTAATTCGACAACTAGAAGTGCAAATAGCTAGCCTTCGTGAAGACCTTTCCACGGTACGACAATGCTATTACGAAGTAGTTGACCAGCGTAACAAGGCTCTTGAAGAAGTCGCCCGGTTGCGCGCTATACTAGCTAAAGACCTTAAAAGAGGGGGTGATAATGGCTGATGTGTACGCTGAAAACCATCAAAAAGACCCTGATACATCACAAGTTCCCTACACCATGGAGGAACTTATCAAGCAGTTCCGAGCGCTCAAAACCGACGCTGAAGCACTTGCCAAGGAACAAGCCGAGGCAATGAAGCCCTACACGTCGGCCATGGACACCATCAAGAATTTCGTCCTGCTGAAGATGGACGAGCAGGGCGCGCAAAACATCAAGACCGACGAAGGTACTGCCTACATCAGCACTGGTCTAAAGCCCAAGGTTGACAATCGCGATGCTTTGTTGGAGCATGTCAGGGAACACGACGTGTGGGGCATGTTGGATATCGGCGTTCTCCTTGATCCCGTAAAGGACTACCTCGACAAGTCGGGGGGTGAGCCGCCTCCTGGCGTGATGATCGAGTATTGGCGAAGGTGCAATATAAGGAAGTGACGGCCATGCCCCAAGGAGATTTCACAAAAGAGGAGGCTTCGGAAATAGTAGAAGTCGTCAATGAACTGTTCCAAGCCCTACCAAAAACAAAACAGCGCGAATTCATTGGCCACTTAAATGACATCATGCTGTTTCTTGAAGCTGCCAAACAAGTTGCTCCTACGGAGAAAGGTAAAAAATGAACGCACAAGCAGGACTACCGGAAGTGCTGGCCTCCCGCCAACGTCGGGTTTCAGTCAGTGAAGACGCCACGCAAGGGCTTGGCATTTCCCGTGGGGCACATTGTTCTATTCGTGCCGCCCGGTTTCGGCTGATCGATGCCAATGGCGTCGAGACACTTGTTCCCAATCTTTATCTTGACGTGGTGATTATCCGGGCCAATCCGAAGGATTCGAAGCTCTATTTCGAAGGTTCTTACAACCCCGATAGCGGAGACCCCCCGGCCTGTTATAGCGACAACGGGATCGGTCCCAGCTTGAACGCGCTGCGGCCGCAGTCCCCATTGTGTTCGACGTGCCCGCACAACCAGATGAATAGCAAGATCAATCCGCAGACAGGCAAGGGCAGCAAGGCGTGTTCTGACCGTAAGAAGCTCGCCTTCATCATCCCCGGCAACTCCGCAGTGAACGTGTACGAGCTGCAAGTTCCGCCGGACTCGCTAAAAGCCATGAAGGATTACGCAAAATTCCTGTCTCAGCAGGCGACGGGTGGGCAGCGCAAGGTAGACATTGGCGACATGATTACACGCCTGTCGTTCGATGATAAAGCGTCACACCCCCGCCTCAAATTCGAGCCCGTGGGCTGGGCCGACGACGCCTACACCCTGCAGATGATCGACTACATTTACGACCAGCAGCTTGACGTGGCAGCGGTTGGATTGAACGATGTGCCAGCCGATCCGGAGATCGTCAAGCAAGCGATCGGGCTTCGGGCGCAATACGCGCAGCTTGCGCCGCAGGCAGCGCCAAACCCATACCCGCAATTGAACGCAATGGGTGCGCAGGCACCAGGACCACAAGCACAGCCTCCAGGATTACAGGTCGGAATTCATCCAGGCCCCGCGTTTAATCCTGGCAATATGCCTGTGCGGAAGGAAGGCAACTCTTTTGCGCCCATGCAGCACCAACCACAAGTCGTCCCGAACGTTCTCACGCAGACCGCACCTGTGCAGGAGGCCCCTAAGCGCTCTGGGCGCCCAAAGAAGCAGCCTGAGCAGCTTGCCGCCCCGCCCACTACTCAGGCGCCTCAGTTCTCTCCTCCGACGCCAGCGGCGCCCGTAGCCGCGTCGCCGGGCATGCCTGACATCCCCGAGTTCCTGAGACGGCCGGCTGTTAACGCAGCCCCCCCTGTGTCCCCGCAGCCGGTCCAGCCCCAGCCAGCCGTATCTCCTCAGTACGGGATGGCTGGGGCGCCCCCTCCCCCTCCGCAGGTTGCGGAGGCTCTGCAGGCGGCGATGCGGATGCCGCCGCGCCGATAACGAGATCACTAAGCGGCGAAAGCCCTCGATGGTCGAGCTTACCGTTCCTTAATGGGTAAGGCTTAGTGACTTTTACAAAAGGAAAACAAACCTATGGACGCGGTACTTAGGTACTCCTTCACACTTAAATCGGACCCCGAAAAAGTTCTTTCGGATTCGATAACTATCGCCCCATTTACTCTTCCCCTGTTGAAAAAAGCCACGGAACTTATGGCTTTGCAAATTGAGGAAGAAATCTCCGAAAGGAAAACAAACCTATGAAGCAACTTTCTTTCTCCGATCGCCTCAACAAGGCGATGCTCGCGGGAGAACTGACGGTCTCAAACCTCGCCCTGTGGTTCGAGCGCACTCGTCCGACTGTGCAGACGTGGACTACGGGGCGCGACCCCAGGGGCTTTCGTGGCGTGCGCGCCTTCAACCGACTTGCCTTGCTCGAGAAGGCGATCCGTGATCGGATGGGTTTCCCCATCCCGCCCCAGATGAACGACAAGGAACGGGCGAAGCACGTCATGGAGAGACTCAATGCACTACGACGACACGAGGCCAAGCCGGGAGGAGCTGACACGACAGTTCGCGGAGTTTCAAAGGCTGCAGGCAAACGTGCAGCCAATGGAGCAGGTCGAAACGGACGCCCTGGAAAACGTCGAAAACTGGTCAAAAAAGCTGGACGAACCGGAGCTAAGCCCGCACGATCTCGATCACCTGTATCAGCTCGCCATCGTGCAACTGCAAAGGCTGTTGGCGATCGACATCGCCCCAACGGACCCAAAATTCGCCGTCCACAACCGAAACCTCAACGCATCGATCAACATACTCCTGACGTTCCTGTCGCGGCAGAAGAAACCGCCCATTGATCGGCTGCCCGAACTTCTCAAATTGATCGATGATAACGAAGCGGAGCTGCGAGCCCGCTTCGGGGTTCGCGCGGCATAGCACAATGGACGACAGGATGCTGCAGGCGGCGCTGCATCTCGCGCGCATCGGCGCGCACGTCCTTCCGTTATGGTGGCCAGTCAAAGGTGGCTGCGCATGCGGCAATCCCATGTGCCAGTCACCGGGGAAACACCCGATCGCTGCGCTTGTTCCGCATGGAGTTAAGAATGCTACAGACAATCCGCAAACGATTGCTGAATGGTGGAGCAGATACCACCATGCCAATATTGGCGTTGCTTGCGGAAAAATATCCGGCGTTATTGTGCTCGACGTTGACGGGGCCGTGGGTTGGAAAAATCTGCAATGGGTCCTTAGTCTACACAACGCAAATCTTGACTCCGAGTGGTTTGTCGAAACAGGTCGTGAACAAGGCCGGCACTTTTACTTTGAATACCCCTCGCAAGGCGTCGTCCCTACCCACAAAATAGAGGGCTTGGAGCTTCGATCCGATGGTGCCTATGTCGTCGCCCCGCCGTCGCTTCATGCGTCTGGAAAAATATACAAGTGGTGCCACGTCACTAAAGCTCTCCCTGGACTCCCTGGCGCGCTGCTTGATTTTGCCATACGCAAACTCAAACCGACCGATCCGCAGCCGGCCGTTGCGACGCGATCCGGCGTCAACGAAGCCATACTGGCGCCCGATACGGCAAGAGCACCACCCGCGTGGAGCGAAGACGAAGAAAGCAAGATCATCGAGTGGATACAGTGCATACCTGCTGACGATCGCGACGTGTGGCTCAAAGTTGGAGCTGGTCTGCACTGGACGGGGTGGGGTGCTAGAGCCCGTGAGCTATGGGATGCATGGTCGAAATCATCGGGCAAGTTTGATTCTGCAGGCCAGCAGAAAGCCTGGGAATCGTTCTCACGCCCCTATCCTGGCCCTAAGATCACGCTGGGGACGCTCCGTTATCTGGCTGACATGCACGGGTATAAGTCTCCTGTTAACGATGCGATAGGGAAGGTGAACGAGCGTTTCTTCATGATCCGCAACATGGGCGGCAAGTGCCTCGTCGGGGAGTTCATCCCTAACCAGATAGGAACCGGGAAGCAGCTTGAACTTTATACACCTGACAACTTCAAAACGTGGTTCTCCAACCAGCATATGAAAGTAGGAGATAAGCTCTACCCCTTGGGAGCCGCGTGGGTACTGAGCAAGCAGCGTCGGCAGTACGAGACGGTCATCCTCGACCCCGCCAAGCCGGAAGTGACAGAGAAAAACGAGCTGAATTTGTGGCGCGGGTTTGGAACGCAGCCCAAGCAAGGCGAGTGGTATCATATCCAGGATCACATCTATGACGTTCTCGCAAACCAAGATCACAAAGCCTATGAATACATTCTTCGTTGGACCGCTTGGAGCATTCAAAACCCAGGGGTTATGCCAGAAGTGGCACTCGTGTTCCGAGGAGGAAAAGGAGCGGGTAAAGGGTTTTTTGCTAACGCGATTGCCCGTGTCTTTGGCGAACACGCGCTGCACATATTTAGTCAGAGTCACCTCACAGGAAATTTCAATGGCCATCTCCGATCCTGCCTCCTCCTTTATGTTGACGAAGCTTTTTGGGCTGGAGACAAAAAGGGCGAAAGCGTACTCAAAGGACTCATTACAGAAAACGTTCTCATGGTAGAGAAGAAAGGCATCGACGCCGTTCAATGGCTCAATCGCCTGCACATCATCATGACGGCAAACTCGCAATGGGTCGTGCCTGCCTCCATCGATGAGCGCAGGTACGCCATGTTCAATGTCAATGACTACTACTCCAAGCGGCCCAAGGAACGTGCGCCCTACTTCAACGATCTTCACCATGAGCTGGGAAACGGGGGCCTCCCAGCGATGCTGTATGACTTGCAGAACTGGAACCTGAAGGACTGGCACCCTCGACAAGTCTACGAGACGGCTGCGCTGTTCGAGCAGAAGCGTCGGAGCATGGACCCGGTAGAGCAGTGGTTTGACGCTCTCCTGGAGGAGGGCACGCTGCCCGGCTTCAAGCTGCCTGGGACTACTAACCTGCCGACCACCAAGGCCCTTCTGGACGACTTCCGCGAGCGCGCCCCGAGTGGCGCCAAATATCTCGCGGGAGAGAAGGTTGTCGGAGACTTCCTGCGTGAGCTGGACTGCGAGCCTGTGCGAGTCAAAGGGTTCCGTTCGTGGCACATGCAGCCGCTATCACAACTTCGACAAGTTTGGATGAATAGGTATGGCTATCGAGACTGGGACATGAAGGAGGATTGGGGATGAGTGATCTTAGACCAGCGCTGTTTGGGGGTAGAGATTGGAGTATGTGGCAACTAGCAATATGGCGTCTTCTCGATTATTTCGATGCCATGGAAGGAACTACGTATTTATATGACAAAACGGACCAAGAAAGTTTTCTTAAGGAAATAGATGAACAAATTAGAGATAGAGTAGCAGACGTTTTAGACGTATACCATAGAAAGAACGTACAAAGTTAAAACTCCAGCCCTTTAGCGTACCCATGCGTATGCAGAAGCGGCAACTGCTTTTTCAGCCGCCGCCCTATATCCGTCCGGTACATAGGAGAGTTAGGGAGATGGATCGCTTTCAAGCGCTTGTAGCAAAGGTCGCTCGCAGCCTTGACCGTTTCGCCGGTCGCCGTCATGACGAGAACATAATCCCCAGCTGTTACCACGCTTGGAATTTCGGCGATGCTTTCCTTGACTTTATGCGCCGCCACCCCAAGCTTGCACTCGCAAAGATGCGTGTAGTCCGGCTCGATTGGCCCGTAGATGGGAACTCCGACGACCTCTTTCCGGGTCACGTGCGAATACGGGTAATCTGGCATGCTGACAACTACGCCTTGGCATACCTTATCACACGCGAAGGAACCGGCGTCACGACCGTCGTGGAGCTGTAGCAGCCACTCCACGGGGTCACCCTCATGCAAGGGCTGTTGAATGTTGAACGTCGGCCATCCCGGCCGCATCGTAAACTCCAGGGGCCAAGGAATACCATGGTCATCAATGATACAGTTGACATCGACATACCCGACGTAACGCTCTTTGCTAAGTTGAGGGATGAGGGGATTGAGAACTTTCGATGCGAGCTTAGAATTTCGCACGTACCGGAGTACCGTACCTTGCTCCCCTGTAGCGACCCCTTTATCATCGTTCATCAGTTTTTTGAATTCGAAGTTTTCACACCAACCCGCATTGAATCCGTGCGGGCCGAACCACCCTCCTACGGCCATCTCAATTCCGGGGATAAATTCCTGAAGTATGAACGGAAATTTGATCTTTCCGAGTTTCTTCCATCGCTGAAGCATGTACAGCATATCCTCAGCGGATTTAGCGCAGTACGAGAGAGATTTGTCTTCAACCTCCCCGCTTGGCTTGGATACAAGGGGGGCGTCCCGTTTCTTGACGTAGGAGACGGCTTCCTCGTAACCACGAAATTCTTTGTAAGGTGGGATAGGAATGTATGCTTTCTTAAAGATGTTCATACCGACGTTACGGTCGATCTCCCAAGTCGCCGTACTTATCGAAGCCCCGACAATCTTGACCCCCTCAGGTCGCCAGCGCATGTCGAGATCGTATGTGTATCGCGTATTGTCAGTCATGAAGACGAGATCGGCCCAGCGAATCCAGGGCCGGTAGTCGTCCACGACGTTGACTAGACCGCGGCCGATGTGCTTCGTCTTCTCTGTCTGTCGGATCATCAGGCGTACGTCATGCCCCTCCCGCTGCGCTCGCATGGCGAAGTCGAGGCCGTTGCCCGCGGGATCAACAATGAGCAGGCGCATCATTCCACCGTAAACCGTGCTTCCTGCGGTCCGTCGTGCATAGGAAAGAATGATTGCCAAAAACCGCAGCTTCGCTTTGGAAATTTTTGGAGCATGACTTCGGTTCCGGGGTCAGCTCTTGGCGCACGCCATAGGCTGTGGAAAGTTTCAACCTCCCCTATTTTTCCGTGGTGTACGGTAGGGATGGGTGCAAAGACCCAGACTGCTCTCTCACCTTTTTGCGTCCCGACAAAACGACGGTATACGGTTCCTTCGCATCCCGTACGCAAAGTCTTGTCGGTCCATACGGCTTCTATGACCTGCCCTGGCTTTACCGTGGAAGGCGTCATATGGAAATTGGTCGTCTCGACGACCGGCCCTCGTTGGGAAATTTGCCACGCTGGGTATGCGAAAGCTATGATCCCAATAATGAAACACGCCCAGATAGTTTTGTGGTCCTTCATTTTCTGATCCATTCCAGTAGTTTATCGAAAACCTGCATGAGTCCTATAATACCTCCGCCGCCAACAATAAACGCCCCTATCCCTTTGGACAAACGACGCATAAAATCGTAAGTCTTCAACATCCTTCTGATCTCTTTTACTTCATCCGACCGCAAATTATCGAGCATAGCCTCTCGATTGACCCTATCAATAATCGCTTTCAATTCGTCTTCATTTTTTGTCACTTTCTGGCTCTTGTATTGGTCGCTCTTATTTTTCTCTCGGCGTTTCGTGGTCAGTAGCACTCTGTTGTGCTGCTCCTGCCGCGTGCGCGGCTGCTTTGGCCTCCCTCAGCAGTTCATCCATGCGGCTGTTGATCGACAGGTGAACCTCCTGGATTTTACCCTTGTTGACCCAACTAAGAACACAGGCGCCGACCGCTGCGGCAGCGGTAGTGATGCTAGCTATTTCGGTGATGGACATTAATGGATCACGAACCCAAAGTCATGCCATCCGAGCAGGAACAGCAGCACGAACAGGAGAATGTTTGGTCCCCACGCGAACGCGGCTCCTCCGGGAGCCCAGTTCGTCCAGCCCGACTGAATCGAAGCGAAAATGTAAGACGCGATTCGTTTCACGGTGCTGGCCTCCGTATCGCAGACACGGCAGACGTGGGAACTGCCATCACATTAATGGCGTCAGACTGATTCCCGCCGCGGCACATATAGTTTGCCCCGCTCGTGCTCTCATAAAGCGTGACATGGTGCCCGCCGGATGACCACTGGACGCAGATGATATCGCCCGGCTTGGGCTCGCTCACAGCGACGCCGAACTGCCGCCACGAGTCGGCCCACAGAAATTTATCGGTGTCGGTCGAGCCGAATTGCGGACGTATGCCGGCGCTCGCCATGCAGTAGGCAACCGTCAGGCCGCACCACGCGATCGAGTCGTGCGTGTAACGGGCGCAGTAGCTCGCCATCTCAGGGTACTTCTTGGCGATGAAGGCAGCGAACCCCAGGATGACCGGGTTATCATGCCCCTCGTGCGTGCCGGTCACTGCCCGCATGGCGGCGAGCCATGGGGGAACCCCATCCGCCGGGGCAACCACGGAAGGCTTTGGCTGCGGCGCCTGGGAAGCCAGCGCAAGAGCTTCCTTGCGGACATCCACAACGCGACTCGTCCAACCCTTGCCGAACCTGCCCCATGTCGGAAGACCTTGCAGGAATGCAAGACGGCGGTCGCAGAACTGACCGACGAGACTGACCGGATCGACCTTCGCTGTCGCCGCTATCGTGTCCGGGCCGACTTCGCCATCTTGGTCCGTACCAACGAGCACTTGCAGGAATTTCGCTGAGCGGCTGACCCCTGAGTTGACGCCGAAGTCGAAGACCGCGAGGTCGACGCCTGGCGGGAGGCTGTCACACCAGAGCGCGTTCCAGTATTGATCCTTATAGATCGCGATGACTTGTTCTTGGGGGGCTTCCCAAACGTCGGGCGGGAGACCGGGATGGGAATTTCTCCACATATCCCATTCACGCTGAAGGATTCCCCGAGAAGTTCGCCCTCCGGGGTCCTGGGGGTCGTCGTCGTTGCCGCCTTCGTATTTGAGGACAAGGGCAACACATCGGTCAAAGTCGCTTCCGGCGGGCGGGGGCGGGGTAACGGGGGGGATAATGACTGGGGGCTTGACGGGAGGAACATCAACAGGCCCAGGCTTAACGGGGGGAGTGCCAGGAGGCCCCACAGGGACGGGTGGAATCTGCGCGCGGTCACGGGCATAGATCAGATACCATTGCACCAGCCCCATGACAAAGATCGTCGCCAAGTAGGCGATCAGAGGCACCGTCATAGTCTCAATGTTCACGGGAACGTTTTCCCCGATGCGGGCTCAGCCTGCGGCTTGAGGTTAGAGACCAGAGCGGTGAAATCCGCCACTGGATTGCCCGTCAAGTGCAGCAGCGCTGCTGCTCCGATCTGACCCGTGGCCTGCTGAACCGCAGTATCAGGATGCACGCCAGCCGCGATCTTCGCCATGATGTCGGCGAGGATTTTCTGGATCAGTGCTTGGAACGCCGGGCTTTGCAAGAGCTGCGCGAGAAGCGGCTGGATGGCTGACCAAACTACTTGGAAGTTCATGTTATTTCCTCATGCTGGGTGGGACATAGGTCGGCGCAGCCACGACGACCGATGGAATAGTCGGATCGGCAGCAAGTCGCTGGAGATCGGGCGCCGCGGATGGCATGATCTCGACCGGCTTGACGCCGGGAATGGCGCCTGCCGTCTGCACGACCTTACTGTCGCTGTGGATGAACAGTCCCCAAAGAAGCGGGACGAGAGTCGCTGCGACGCCGGCGATCGTGGTCGCCGTGCTCGAATTTATCAGCCCGTTCGTGGCCGCAGCAGAGCCGATCAGGCCAACTCCTGTAGTGATCCACGAAACCCATGTGTTTTGGTTCATTTCGGTTTGTCTCCGCTGAGATTACCATCATTCCTCGTATAATTGCTTTTTCTTAGCCGACTGGCCCCCTACGGCGCCCCCGACTAGCGCACGCTGTTTCAAGCTGCCTGTATCAGGGCGCCTGATCCAAAATTGATTTTTCAAGTACCGCTGCACAGGAGGACTGTTAATGACTCGTCCTACGGCTCCCGGCGCAAGCGCCCCCGCGGCCATCCCTGCTGCTGTTCCCAGCGGTCCTCCCGGTGAACCTGCAAGCGCACCCAACCCCGCAACAGAAGCGTGCCCCAACGTACGCGCCGGGCCGTGCCCTCCAACGCCATGCTCTCCTGCCAGTCCAGTCTCTTTGTACGGGGTCAGGATTTTCTTTGCCGCATCGGCCGTCTTCTGGAGACTGGTTCGTTTCGCAATGAACTGCATCCTCTTGTCGGGTCCGCCGTACTGCATGTTCTGCACGAGCTTCTGCGGATCAACCAGCCCCATCCGCTTGGCTTCCTTGGCATCCGCCTGTGACAGCATGACCATACGACGGTTGTACCACTGCTGCCGCGCCTGCTTCAGCAAGTCCACTGCTGCCTTTTGGTTCTTGCCTCGCGCCGATCGAATCATGGCATCGTCAAGAAGCTCGCGTATTTGCAGCGCGAAGTGCCCCACGTCAGAGTTGGGATCGTGGATGGCACGATCGAGCGAGGAACCCTTTTTTGTGAACGATGCGTAGCTCGTTCCCTTCATTTCAGAAATGCCTGTCTTACTCCCCTTCGGAACAAACCACATCTTGCCGGGACTGCGCTGTGGCATTAGTTCATCAACAAGACCCATGACGCGCTTGGTAACATCTGCACCGTACTTGTTGAGAATGTCTTGTTGAATTTTTATAAGCCCATCACCGAGCTTATCATCAAACCTGACTTTTATGTCTTTCTCAGCTTTCTGAAAGTCTCTGCCGAGCCGATCACCACTCTGCTTGAAAAGATTGTCACTGACTTGCTCTCCCGTCTCCCCCATCTCTTTGAGGGCAGCAGCCGTAACGGCGCGCTCGGGCTGCGTCTTGACGCGCTCGTAGCTCCCACCGCCGCCGATGTAATCGCCAAGTCGTTCAGCCTGCCGCAACCCCCTCGACCCCGTGACATCGCCGGCTGAAGGTTTAGCGCCGATATTCTCCAACGCCTTTAGGGCGGCTTGCCTCGTCGGGTCCGTGATGGGGTTGGGTGTGACCGCACGCGACGTTGCGCGAGGCAGCCCCCCGCCCACAGCACCGCCTAGAGCCCCGCCAATAATAGGCGCGATCGAACTCTTGGGAAACATCTCGGCAGCAGCCTGCCCACCGGCCCCTGCCCCGATCGCGCCTAGTGCCTTGGGGATCATACCCCCTACGCCCATGTAGCTTGTAGGATTGCCAAGCGCCCCGCCGATTGCTTCCCCGAAACGCCCGGCCTGTCCTTGCGGTTGGTGCATGCTTCCAGCGCCCATGATTTGCGCGCTCTTTTCAGGACCGGGAACACCCTCCATTCCTTGCAACCCAGCTTCCGCTTGCCCCGACGCTGCTATGGTCCCGGCCAACCCCTTTACAGCACCGGTCGGAATGGACTTGAAAAAATCCGCAGCCGAGTTCCAAAAGCCCCCCTGCTGCGCAGAAGGCTTCCCAGCACTGGGCAGAGACTTGGCAATATGGTCAACTTCAGCGCTCTGCTGATCGGGAGACAAGCTCATGAAGCTGTCGTCCACCTTGATTCGCTGCCCGTTTATATTCAACGTCGGCATTACTTTTTCTTCCGCTTAGTTTCAGCTTTTTTCATAGCTCCTTGAAGCTCCTCCTCCAACTGATCCAGAACTTCAGGATCGTCAGTTTCTTCCATCAACCTGCTCAACTCCTTTACAGAACGATAATACTGCGGTTGTCTTCGTCGATCCTCTATATTTTTTGATGGCAGTTGATCCGCAAGAATTTTACGCCCCTTCGCAGGCTGCCATTCAGGTTCATTTGTTCGTTCTGAAGAACTTCCAAAAGCGCGCGATGCGATCGGCATCGGCTCCATCTCCCACTTGATACCGCCAGGAGTAACACCACCTTTAGGAGCTGCGCCGGCACCAGACTTATCATCCGACTTTTCTCCTGCCCCTTTTTTAGGATTAGGAATATCAGGAAACGCAGAATAAAAATCTCTGTCCTTATTTCCCGGAACTCGACGCCACTGCCCTTCAAATCCTTTGATCTGACCACTGAGAAGCTTACTATAGGTGTCGATAACGCCTTGCATCTGACGAACGTTCAAAGATGGATCGATATGCGTTGAAGCTTCCAAACGCTCCTTGACGCCACCACCGCTAGCATTGACAGCTTTGACAACTTCGGCAGCAATGATTTGTTTAGCCGCGTCGATATTATTGGCTTCTGGCGCACCTTGAAATTGCGTGCGTATAACATTGTTGAGCTTCGCCAAAAATTGTGCGTTGCTCTCGCCCCCTTTGGCTTTTTCCAAGTTGCGAGCTAGCTCTCCAAGTGTGTCTAGGTGGCGTTGTGCAACGCCAATAGAACGAATTGTGTTGGCTTGTGGTCCTGTAGTAAAGTTTACAGTCCCTCTTTGATGCGCAGCGTAACTAGCTACGTCATACGGTTCTCCATATTCCCTACCTAATTTTCGAACAACATTCATAATAGAAATTTGACGTATGTTTTCTTTAACCCTTCCTTCTAAAAGAGGAGGTTCCATATAATGATAAATGCCAAGAGCATGATCCATATCATTTTCGGTCAGCTTATACCCTTTCTCGGCTGAAGAAAAAGCGTGTTCATCAGGAAGTTTACCGGTAACAACTGGTGAATTTGACACTTCAGGTGGCTGCTCTTTCGCCCAATCAGGCGGCGCTTCGCCTCCGCTCTCCGTAAGCCCTGCCTTTATGACGCGCTCACCCCCCGACAAGTCAGGACCGCCCTGCATGCTCGCTTGCTGCGTTCTTGGCGGCTGCCCTCCTGGCGGCTGTTCCTGCTGCAAGCCGACTTGTTTCGTCGGCTGCGGACGGCCATAGCGAATATTCGCCTCGTACTGACGTTCGCGAAGCTGATTCTCCAAGAACTGGTTGTGCGCCTGCAGCCACTCCATTCTGGCTACGGGGGTCATAAAATTCACGAGGCGATTCACCGCAGCCATTTGCACATCTGGTGGCGCCCCTGTTTTTTGGACCGCTTGAACAATCGTGCGCCAATCGAGCGAGGAAGGCTGCGGCATTTGGCCGCGCCCTTGCATCGAAGGATCGAGCTGCTCCCGTCCGCGAAGGCCGCCCGGCGGCGGGGAGCTGCTGGGGGGACCGCCGCCGGGGGCCTGGGCAGGCGTCAACCCCGCGGAAGGCGCCTGCTGGCCGGGGAAAGGCATCGTAGGCCGC